CGATGTATGCGAGACTCAACCCAGTTCTGCTTGATGACCGCAGACTCAAATGCCGTCAGGTTTGTGATCCCGCCCTTATCTGTTCTTGTTGAGAATAAGGGGTCATTAATAAAAGCCGCAGTATAACCTGAATTCGCCGTTGACCCGGCCAGTGGCTTAATATCAATACTCATGGAATGAACCTTGAACCTCTGGAAACCGCGCGACACCTGATTTAATCGCGGGCAAGATGAAGCCTTAATAACTTTATCTGCCACGATGGTGCCAACGTCAGCCGTCATAGGAACATTAATTGGCTGCCCAATATATTCATGTCCTCGGAACCGCATTGAGCGGGTTGTTTGTGTTTGGCCCTTGCCGTTGTTGATGGCTGTGGGCAGGATTGGGAATTGATTTTCTCCTTGTGACCGTCTGCCCCGTGGTTGTCTACGGGTCGGCCTCTGCCTTTGTGTTTGGTGTTGTTTCTTCACTTGCTTCCTCTTCATGGTGTTGCTTTACATTCACAATGTCACGCCAGCCGGAAGGTTCGAGAACAAAAGTTCCAGAACGTCAACCATCGGCTTCTCAAGCGTGACTGTCTCTAATTCCAGCTGTTCTTCGACTGAAATTCCCCAGGCTCTTTCAAAGCTCTCTCTGGCTACCTGGCTTATGGGGACGGCTCGCGCATGCCAAGGTTTTATTTTTGACAATTTGGCCAGGTAATGCCGGTCGGTCTTGATATAGGCTCCACTTCCAAACTCGATTAACGCACAAGCTACGCTCTGCAACACGGGTATACCCATATTGAGTGCCAACTCACACATTCCAACACTTTTAACATATCGCGGGATTATGGGCAGATGATTTCTCTTTACAACCCACGGGAGTCTGGCTAGGACCCTGAAGGGGTCTCTAACCATGTGCCAACTCACGCCGTCAAAGACTGGCCTACCCTGGCAAAAATCTACTCTCTCAAACTCCTCTGCGATCTCCAGCTTTGTTGTCATTCCAAACTGGGCGAAACACTTAATGTCCAACTTATGAACATCGGCTCTCTCAACAATAACAACTGAGTCGTCTCCATCAATATAGAAGGTTGCTTC